AGCAATTTTAGACTCATCTAATAAATGAGAAGTGATAGCATTCTGCTCATCAAAGCCAATATTGCCTCTAGCTGCCATGACTCTTTTCAGCGCAGCTCTACCCTTAAGTGTTTGGAACGTGATAATTTGCGCAACATTATCTTTACCATATTTACCTTTGATGTATTCAATAATATCCTCACGACCACATTTCGGTACGTCGATATCAATATCAGGCATGGATACACGACCTCCAGAATTACGACCAGCATTGTAAAACCTCTCAAAAATTAACTCATAGGGTATAGGGTCAATCTTTGTAATGTCCATGAGATAGGATACCATACATCCGGCAGCACTTCCTCTTCCGGGGCCAGTTAGATAGCCTCTTGACTCAGCATATTTTAAAATATCTCTAACGATTAGAAAGTAGCTAGAGAGATTTGTTTCTGTGAAAATTTTTATTTCTTTATTTACTCTATCTCCATAAGAAGAAAACATATCGTGATCTTTGTCTATGTGGGACATTTTGTCAACCCATCCGTCACGACACAATTTACGAAGATAATCATTTGGAGACATCCCATCTGGGCATGAGAACTCAGGGGGGTTCGGAGGCCCTAGTATCTTGTATTCAGAGCACTCTGCAGCAATTTTAAGAGTGTTATCAAGTTCCTCGTCAGTGTGAAATTCTTTCATTTCTTCATATGTGGGTATATGGTATCTGTCAGATTCAAAGAAACTTTTCATTGATGTTAGCTTGCCATCTTTTATTTCTCTCTGTATCTGACTGACACTCTTTCTCATGGCTGTACATAGCAAAACTCTTTGGTCATGAGCGTCTTCCCTTCTGCAATAGTGCGCATCAGGAGTGGCCACACAGGGAATGCCTGTAATTTTCGAGATTTCTCTGAGTTTCTCAGCAGCTTCTTTAGCTGTAGGATTTGAAACTGAGTCTATCATCTGCACTTCTATATAGAAGTTGTCAGAACCAAAAGCCTCTTTCATAATTTCTGCTTGTCGAGATGCTTCTTTCTTCCAGTTTGGATTGTCTATAACTGTCTTACCTAGAACAGAACCAAGATGCCCACTGAACGACACTAACTTTTCTGTGTCTGAAACAAAACGAAGAAAATCCTGCAAGCCGATTCTTGGTTTGTGATAGAAGCTTTCTGGATTATTTGTCTCAGAGACCAGATGCAGTAGCTTCTTCCATCCCTCAATGTCTTTTGCAATTACTACTTGGTGCGATAGCTTTGCATTGCTTGTATCTCTTAAGCTTGCTTCTTGGTCGCAGATATAAAGTTCGCATCCTAGAATAGGCTTAAATGAGCCAGTCATAGTTTTATGAAAGTCCACTGCTCCAGAGATGGTTCCATGGTCTGTTATGGCACAAGCATCAGTCTCTATCTCTTCAAGCCTCTTGTAAATGTGCTTTGTTTGAGATAGTCCGTCTAATAAAGAGTATTCGCTGTGAACGTGGAGGGGTACATATTTCATACTAAAATTCCTGTTAAGTCTTTATAAAGCTTTGATATCTCTAAATTATACATATCAACATGCGTTTTGAAGTTATTTCTTTTGTCAATTTGTCCACTTTTCCACAACTTAGCTGCGTCCCAATAGTCGTATGCCCCCATAAATCCGCATAGCCAAACTCTTTTTAGGCCATAATATTTTTTAGGATGATTGCTAGTCGCTCTTTCAAATTCGATACTTATAAAAGCATATATGTCTGGCTGCTGGTGTTTGCTTGTTTTGGCAACGGAAACATCATAGTGAGGCATTGGCGTAACAGTTCTTCTTTTGGTCTTAACCTCTATCCTATGGCCATCTTCCAAAAGCAAGTCATGATTATACTTATCAAGACCCCTATTGTTACTAACTATTTCTGCATTTATATAGGGAGCTAAAGCTTCTTCTCCAAGATAACCAGCTAAGTTACCTCTACCTTTTAGTATGGAGTTATTTATAGAGCCTAGTGTGTTCGCTTTAACAATAGCCCTATCAATCATGTCTTGAGAAAAGTCTAGTTTTATCATCAAACCTCACC